CAGCGGTACCCATATCTTGAGCTATTTGCTTAGCATTCTTAGCATTCTCAGGGTTTATGTTAGTTTCTTCAGGCATCTATAGTAAGTTATTTAATATAAATAGCAAAGGCCTCTTTTATTTAGAAGCCTTTGTTGTATATGCTGGTTTTATATTAGGTTTTGCTATTTGAGGTTTACTTGATTGAACCGGTGTAGGTGTTGATTCACTCTGATTGTCAAAATGTTCTTTAATTTTATTGAACGTAAACTTTCTTAACCATATTGGCATATTATAAACTGTGTTCCAGTCATAACCTCCATTACCGTTAAATACTATTTCATGAATAGTTGAAAATACATTTAACCTATACTGTGGTGTCAGGCCAAAAAAAGTTGAGCCCAATGGGCAGGTCAACTTCCTCCTCTCCACCATCGTCATCCGATAGTATAAATTTCATGTTTACATCGCAATTTACTTTTGCGTACTCTTTTCTTAACGCTCTAGCATCTTTTGCTAAGAGGTAGGTATCGACGAATGATCTAATATCTTTTTGTTCAGTTTGCCCGTTTATAGAAGTTATAATCCTCTTTAGTCTAGTAGTAACCTCAGGAGATGCATTTTTATTAAGTTTCTTTAAACCTTCTAATTCTCTTTCTATATTTTTTTCATCACTGTGATTCAGTAACTTAAAGGTAACGGTGTTTCCTGTAGCTGGTAAATCAAACTTAAATTCATTTTTTCCTTCTGTTACTGTCTTTTCGTCTAAGTATTTAAGCTCTAATGTAGATAAGTCAACTGTTTGTGGACCTCCGTAGCTGAATTCATAATCTTTACCGTACGATAAAATTCTAGCTGCAAACATTATTGCATTCTTATCTCCTACTAGCAATTGATTATAATCAACTCCTTCTGTAATTATAAGAGATTTTAACAGTCTATCTATTACTGTTCCGTTTTTAATGTAATTCTGGTTGGTTAAGATGTCCTCTTCTTTTGCGGTCATGTACTTCATTTCGATTTTTCCTTTTGATAGAGGAGAATCTTTAGGGTACAGCAATCCTTTTGAAGGTAGTTCTACTGTTTCAGTAGGTACTTTAAATTGTGATTCCATAAATTTTATTTAATTATAACTTATTCTATATATAAATATACGAATAAAATACTTTATAGACAACAAAAAACCCGGAAAAGATCCGGGTTAATTTAATATAATTGAAGTAGGTGTGTATTAGTAGTTCAATACGCAGTAATCCATTGCTACTGTAATACCGATTTCAACAGCTTCGTCTGATGCCCAGTCATATTGACCAAAATCTCCGTTTGTTAATATAGCACCTTTAACGATCCATTCTCCTACAATGTCTCCAACTGGTCCTAATATGTTTAATGTTAAATCTTTCTTATAGAAATCTGAATAACCTGCTCTACCTGTTACTGATTCGTAACCCTGTCTTGCCCATTCCATTACTGCTTGTGCTCCGGAAGGTGTTATTGGATCGTATAAAGTCATGGTCATATCGTCCCACTCTCTTTTACCTCTAATTTTTCTATATGAATTGATGTGGTCTAATTTTATTACGTTATCCGTAAAGGTAGGAGCCTTTACATTCTTTACCATGAAGGAAGGAATGCCGTCGATAAGCATAACAAATCTATTCTGTACCTTTGGTTCAAAGGCCTTGAACATTATTTCGTTTGGATCTAATACTGCCATGTTGTATTTACTTTATTATAAATATTGTTAATTAAAATTTATCCATTAAATGTTGCTCCAGTAGGTTCAACTGTAAAGTCTAGTACTATAAATTCTGCAGTTTTAGCTGGCTGAATAAAGATTTGACCTATTAGTTGATTTCTGTCTACGACATCTGCGGTGTTGTTTGTGTCATCCATTACTACTCTGTAAGTATAAAGACCTTGTCTCTGTACCACTGATTCTAAGTAAGGATTAACTACTGATAAGAATCTATTTCTAGTTGCTACAGTATTTTGTTCGAATACTAAAGTTCTAGCTTGATCTCCTAAGAATTTCTTAAGCTCAATTAATAGTCTTCTTACATTTACTCTATCTAAAGCAGAAGCTTTAGTCTGTAAAGTCTTTTGTCCAAATACTGCGATTCCTTGTCCAGGGAAAGTAGCGATTGGATTGACTTTTCCATCATACAATAAGTCTCGTTGACCTCTTGTTAATTTTTGTTCTGCTTGAACAACTCCTACAATTCCACCTCTTACTAATCCTGCTGGTGCGAACCAAGGTGCTGAACTATTATCTGTAAATGCATATACTCCTGGTATAACACATGAAGCTGGAACGAATACGTTTCTTCCTGTAGCTGATACTACTTGTACCCAAGGCCAGTATGAAGAAGCGTACGAACTGTTAAGTGATGTAGCTGTTGACGTAATGTTACTTACTGTCGCTCCGTATACTTCTAAGTCTACTACGGCGATACAGTCACCTCTAGATTCTGCTAGGGTAATAACGCTATTTAATGTACCTGCTTGGTCTGCATTTTTGTAAATAAGACCTGGTGTAGAAAGTACATTAAAGATGTATTCGTCTTTATTATTTAAGATTGATATTGCATCAGTATAATTACCTGATGTTAAACCTTGTGAGTTTGTATTTGATATAGCTGTAAAGTAGTTAGCTCCTGCTGGTGCATTTGCTCCTGTAGCACTGTGGAAAGATCCAGATTCTACTTTTGGTAAAGATCCTGAATAAGAATTCCCTGCTAGATCATTTGCTACTGATACTCCATCGTTTGATAGGTACGCAGTTGTTTGTGAACCTACTGCTGATACGTAAATGAAATTTGATTTATTTACATAATCTCCAAATGACTTAACATATGTTTTAGATCCGTCTGTTGCTTTTGACTTATATTGAGTACCAATTGCGTTTTCAATGTAGTTAGAAGAATCTGGGTCTAAAGAGATATTATTAAATGTTTCTAATACTACTTTATTATTATGACTATCGTCACCTCTTCTTACTAGTAGTGTAAAGGTACCTTTTTTATTATCTACATTTTGTATTTCCCATCTGATGTTATCAGCAGATCCTGATACAAGTACTCCACCGCTTCCTGCGATTTCTACCCCTGCAACGGCTACACCTGTTGAAGCATTAAAGATTTCTCCTTTGCCTAAGGATTTAATTACAAAAGGTTGTACACTTCCGTTAGCTGATGATGAAACGTGCGTTGATACTGCTGGAGTAAATGATCCTGTTACTACTCTGGTTACTAATACTGAACCGCCTCCTTGTTGGAAGTAGTTTTTAACTCCAATAGAAGTTAAATATTCTTGTTTAGTAGAACCTGATGTAAATGTTTCTCCAAACTTTCTAACGTACTCATTATATGTAGTAACTATAGTTGGTTCTTCCACCGGCCCTTTAACAGTTGGTCCGACGATTGCAGCTCCAGCTTCAACCGGAGATGGTTGGATAAACGAAATATCATTTTCTCTCGCAAAAGCACCTGGTGAGATGATTGATTCTGCCATGTTGATCTATTTTATTTTAAGTTTATTATAAATATCATTCAGGAATGTAAAACAGAATCGAAATTATAGTTTTACTTCTCCCATATAAATAGGAAAGGAGGATGTAAAACCCTCCTTCCTTTAAAGTATGTAAAAAATCTTTTACTAAACTTCTTCTACAGCTACAGGCGCTTCATCAGTTTCTACTGGTGCTTCTGGTGCAGGAATGAATTCTCCTTCTTTAAGGTCAATAGATCCAACTCCATATTTCTCTTCTAATTCCTTCACCATATCGGTTTCGGATTGTCTAAGTTCTCCAAGAAATGCTTCTGCTGAAGTCTTTCTCTCTGTTAGTTGAATCTCACCTAATGAGATAGAACCTAATTCTTGAACCAATGCAGCGTTCTTCTGCTGTAGTTCCTGTAACTTGTCAAGCTCTTCTTGAGCTAACTTTTGATTTGCCATAATTGTAAATTTAAATTAATCGATTATTATAATATTAATATAAGTATAAATATCTTACGAAACAACTATTAAGTAAAAAACTTTGTTATACTGGTAGGGTTAATTGTTTCAGCTAAACTTCCAGACAATCCAGTCTTCAAGTACTCTACTGGATCTGGGTATGGTGAGTTATTTTTGATAGACTCTGTTACCCATCCTATTATTACTTCTCTATCTAAAGAATCGAAAGATGTAAAGTCAGTTAAATTTGATGTATCTACTTTTATCGCTTCTGAATGTACTTGTTTATATTCCAAATCGTCAACTGTATCTGAAGCTAT